TACAGGTACCAGATCAAGCGATACAATTTTCTTTTCATCAACCGACGATTATATTAGAAAAACCAATGCCACGGGCATGAGAGCTTCACTTGATGTTCCTACAAGAACAGGTGGAGACGCATCAGGTACTTGGAATATTAGTATATCTGGAAGCGCAGGTTCAACAGCAACAGCAGATCAATGGACAACAACACGAACAATTAACATGACTGGCGATGTTTCAAGTGATGCGGTAAACATCGATGGATCAGGTAATATTACAATTACAAACACCGCGGTTACAAATGACAGTCACACACACGATACTAGATATTATACCGAATCGGAAATAGACACAAAGTTGACGAATGGTACAGTCACAAAGTTAGCCAACCAATGGTCCAATGTTACAGGAAATTTAACCGGTTATATGAATGACGGCGGCGGAAACTTAGGGTTTAGATTCAACGCGACGACCGGAGCAACCAATACTCTAGTAGAAGCAGGACAAGCTTACGAAATAGAGGTTGCAAATGATACCAATGGAGGAGATTTCGTTATATACCGCGGCACTACCGCCGGTGGACTTGCTGGTGAAACAATAACATGGAGTGAAGCATTTGCTATTGAAGGAACCGACGGTAGTGTTAGATTATCAGGAACTCTGTGTACACCTGGTGTCGCAATCAAAAACTCAGCAGGAACAACACAGGTAACCTTATGGTCTAATGCCTGATTCAAATTCTATATAATTATTGTACAAACCGTTTTCAAGTGCTGATGCTTCTAGTTCCCATGGTAGTTTATCGTATGGTATGCCAGTACAATCTTTATCATACCACATCAATCTGTGACCACCTTTATATAACTCACGAAGCTCACCTCTTGCATATTGCTTGAGGTGAACTGCTTCGTGGCATATTGTCATAATAAAATTCTTTTCATCCATTTCTTTGTGTACTTCAATTGTGAAGTCACGAGGTCTTATGTTAGTATCTTCCCAAGTACAAGAACCGTATAAGTCAGTAGGTTTATGAATGTGAAGATCACAATGTATTTGTTGAAACAGTTTATTGGATAAAAGGGAGTAACAGGTAACAGCTAACACTCTACGCGCCAGTTCTTTCTGTTTCCTGGTACCACCCTTTAATTCAATGTTCATGACTGTTCTTCAGAATCTCGATGAATTTCTTTACTCATCTGTTCTATATCATTTTTCTCCTTTTCTTTTTGTGCCTCTTCTTCTTCGCTGACCATATGTTCTAATTGAGCTTTAAACCTTCTATACAAAACACCCATATCGTATAGTTCATCCCCTTTCAGAAATCCTCTCTGGGTCAGAGCATCGATAATATTTAATACTGACGAAAAATCATTTTTATCTAACAATAACTTTGTTTTCATTTTTACTCCTACGAAATTAATTTAGAAAAGTCTCTTTTTACAGATTTACCAATTGTTGTGTTATCAAATACAGGAATATCATCCTCTTCTTCTTCAACTTCCTGTTCTACATCAAACAACCTCATTTTAGGTCTATCAACACCAACCATAAACTTACGATAAGTGGCTGGATCATTATATCTATTCTTCAACTGTTTGACCATAATTTGATTCATTTCAGCCATTTCATCATTTGATATTAAGGCCATCATAAAATCAGCAGTCGCTGGTAAACCAAATGATTCAGAAGTATCTTCAAGACCTGGATCACTATTCACATAACCACTACGATTTAACTGAGTAGCTGTGACAATCGGCAAATCTTTTTCAACTGCTAGACCACGGAGTTCTTCTGCGATTGCTTTGATGTATGTATACGAATTAATGGACCCTGTCATTTTCATTCGCATTGAACCACAGATGTTTAGATAATCAATATACACAATATCTGGTGTGAAATTCTTTTTCAATACCAGTTCGTTCATGAGATATCTAAAGTTACCTGAGTGTGCAGCAGCAGTCGGATACTCTTTCACCACAAGTTTACCATTGGCTTTTGATTGTATATCATTCACGCGAGTACTAAACATTTTCTTTGACATATCTTTAATCTGGTCAAGTGGTACATTCAGTAGATTCGCGTCAATTCGTTCTGAAATTCTTTCTTCAGCCATTTCAAGTGTTATGTATAAAACATTTTTACCATCCTTAATGTTTGCTGCAGCCATATGGCACATCGCAAGCGTTTTACCAACTCCGGTACCTGCCAATATCACATTCAATGTTTTATTTGGCAAACCACCACCAGTAATAAGATTCATATATTCGAGGTCAAAGGGTACTCTATCTTCTACTTTCTGATAGAAATCAAAACGACTCTCGGCGTCTTCAAAATAATCATGACCAACTCTGTCGTCAAAGCTTACAGCCAATGCGTCCGAAAGTATATCGGGAATACTACCCTTCTCTTTCTTTTTATCTTTACCGTCAATGATTTTAATTGACTGCATAATTGCATTGTATACAGCCTTCTCTTGACAAAACTTTTCTGTCGTGTCAATTAACCAATCAATGTTTTCGTTTATTTCTCCAAAGTTCTTTACATATTCGGTAGATGTTTTGTGAAGACCTTCGTTAATAGTATCTTCATCAATTTCAAGCGTCAGTGTATTTTTATCTGGCAGGGTATTATACTTGGATATAAAACCCGAGATTTTAGAAAACAAGTATTTTTCAGTGTCGTCTGTGAAATACTCATTTTGTAGGAAAGGAAGAACGCGCCTAGAATATTCTTCATTCTGCGTCAGATTCTCCAATATCGTTTTCTCTATCATCTTTTGACTCCATATAATCAAGAGATTCTTGTATTAAACCCACAAGAATGTCACCAAGTAAAGTTTGAAATTCAGCCTGTTCTTCTTCACTATAAAGCATTATATCAAAATCTTCTGGGTCATGTACTTTATAATCAAAATGAAGGTTGCCTCTTCCTTGCTCATCTTCATCAAACTTTACTTCGCCATAAGAGTATAGTATATCATTCCATGGTTCATTCGTCAACCGAATTCTAGCTGTTTCACCGTCTTTTGTTTCCATATTTAAAACGGAATATTTTTCTCTTATATCTTGCATAATTCAACTCCTGCTTCTTCAAACATGGAACGCGAATCATTAAACGATTCTGTCCATCTAGCATCATCTGGCGAAATTTCATATTGACAAACCACACGGCGAATGCCTACTTGTATAATACCTTTGGCACATTCAGAACAAGGTGGTAGTCCATAAACATAAAGTGTAGCTCCGCGTAATGAGGTCCCTGTATAAACCGCATTAAAGATAGAATTCATTTCGGCATGAATAACATATTTGCGTTTAACAACACTATCACTCATTCTTTCAGGATCATCACGAATCCATTTAGGAAAACCATTGTACCCAGTAGACAAAACTCGCCTATCTACTGGATCAACAGCAACAGCACCAATCTTTCTTCTTGGATCTTTACTCCAGGTAGAAACATCTTCGGCTAATTTTAGGAATCTAAGATCCCACTTCTCCGTCGTCATTTAATATATCACCCATTGCAACACGATACTTCTTTTCAATAAATTCATTGAAGTCGGTATCTTTAAACATATTCACCCAAAATTCCATGTTAGACTCTAGTTGAGAGGCTCGCATGTTTGGTTCTTCTAGTTCACCAGTTTCTCTATTTACACGAGCATACCAACCCTGTTTTGGTTTGGCCACATACCCACCTTCAAGTGCAATGTCAAGTAGACCAGAATAACGATTGATACCACCTTCAAATGAAATGGTAATCGGTATCTTGGACTTTTCTCTTACATACCTTGACTTCTCTACATTGATGATAAAGTGGTGACCCTGTAGTTCTTTACCATCTTTATCTTGCTGACGACCTACAATCCAAATGTTATCAGAAGAATAGTATGCACCTGTACCACCAGACACAACATCTTTACTAAACATTTCCATTGTTTTGTAGGTATGATTGATTGCAATCATTGGAATGTTTTTCAGTGTAAGATGTGGTGTCACCATACGAAACAGAGACTTCAACTGTTTTGCACGAGACATATCAGCCACCGACTTTTCGTTCAGTGCATCCTCTACTTCTTTCTTTGAAGCAATGTTACCAATTGAATCAATTACAATCATCACTTCATCTTCGCGTTTAAGTTCTTGCAATTGTTTCATTACATCAAACTTCAACTGTTCTACATCGGTAATTGGTGTATGAACAACAGAATTTAAATCGACACCAAACGATTCAAAGTATGATTGTGGTGTACCAAATTCTGTATCGTAAAACAATACAACGCCTTCTGGATACTTCTTTAGAAAAGAAGATACCAATAGAAGCGAGAATCCGGTTTTAAAATGTTTTGATGGTCCAGCAATTGTAGTCAGACCAGGCGTAAGACCACCATCAATTGTACCTGACAATGCAACATTAATCATAGGTACCGATGTTGGTATCATGTCACTCTTGCCATAGACTTTACTATCAGCAAGCGTAGAAGTGAACCCTACTGTAGAGTTCTTAATCAATCGTTCTTTTAAGCTCACACATTTCCTCCAGTATAAACATTACGAAGTTGGTCACTAAATTCTTCAATCTTCACCAATCGTGTAGTGGCGGGCCAGTATATGTAGTCCTTGTCCGTACCACTAGCTAAATTATTTAACAACGGTTGTATCATATTATACATGGCATCAAGCCTGTCCTGTACCGTTTCAAGTTCTTGGACGGTGGATTGAACCACCGTCGTTGCATTCTGTACTGCTTCGAGTTCATTCTCGTCAACGAGCGTGAACCCAAAATCAAATGTATTACTGTCCATTAACTACCTCCTCATCATAATAATTTCCTTTTAACCTATCTTCTGGGTTTGCCTTAGAGTGTACCGAATTCAAAAAATTATACAAGTCTTTGTTTGGAATTCTAAAAACTTGATATGGTTCAACATTCAATAATTTTGCTAATTCTGGAACAATTTTTTTCCTATATTCATTAAATGCTTTATTTCTTTTTAAGATAGAAAGAAGTTCTTCTTGTTCCTTAGATGTGAGTTTATCTAGTTCTTCTTTAATCCACCACACAACATCTCCAATTCCAGAAAAGAAACCATAACATTTACGAAACCTTTCTTCCCCACCAAGAACTACTTCGCCACCATAAAAACAACCAGCGTAATATGGAGAATATTCATTCCATTCGTAAATATATTCTCCCGTCTCAAATTTTTTAACAAATTCTCTAGCCATTAAAACCTCCCTAAGAATCTTGCAATGTGATGGACAAATGGTAGTAATGTAATAGCCATGAATAGATTTGCACCTGTATGGGCCATGGCTATTCGTAGTGTATCACCTTTCGGCATACCATCACTGACTAACAAACCTGCTAACCATATTGTTCCTGTTGTGCCAATGTTCGCACCAAGTACCGCAGCAATCGCAGCAGGTAATGGTACCGCACCAGATGCGACAAGAGCAATAATGGCTGTTGTAGATAAAGAAGACGATTGCCATAACAAAGTCATAACAATACCACCAAAGAACATGTAAATTGGATTTGCAATGAAAAACTGTAAATGTTCCATATTGCCCATAGCTTTCATTCCACCACTAAACATTTTAAGTCCAATGTAGAACACGACAAGACCAATGAGCACTGTAATAACCGGATTATTTAATTCCATCTTCTTTACCTTTTTGACTAAATCCATCACTCTTTTTCCATTGCACGATGCCAGTACCTATAAATGATTTTCTCCTCTTCAACTTCTTCCTCTAGTTCTTGCCCTTTCCATTTATACCAAATTGTTTCAGCTAATTCTCTATCAGTCATTTTTTATTACCCTTCAATTGTTGTGCCATTTGTTTCAATACGGTAGCAGTGTTTCGATTCTTCTTCGCAAGACCAATGTTTGCTGCCAATAATAACAAAACTGCCAATGGATCAAATGCAAAAATAATAATCAAAATAATTAATCGTACACTTTCCTCTACTCGTTTCTCACCATAAATCATTTCCGAAACATATGCGAGAGGACCAATCTCTGCTTCAAGGCTCACCTGTTCTTTTGTCAAAACACTTTTACGAACACGCAATTCTTGAACAACCATTATATCATTTTCTATCTCATTTGTCAAGGCCTTTCTATCAGGTTCTTGTAACTTTCTAACAGCAACCGAACCTTCTCTACCTCTTATTCTTTTAGCATCTATAAGAGTCTGTATTATATCATCAAGTTGTTTTATAACCTTTTCTTTATCAGAAATACTCCTTTGTTTGTTTTCAATTTGATTATTCAGTATACTTATTTCAATATCATTATTTGAAGTGGACAGTGTTTGGTCTATATGAGCTTTCGAAAGAAAACCAAAGATACCAAGACTTGTTATGAACATAAGAACGAAGATGGCACTGATAAGATAAGTTTTCAGTGCTTTTGGTGTATGATCCCAATTATGATATAACCAAGAAACAGTGACCAATTTTCCAACTTCTAGTACAGAACCCATGATAGCCACCGGTAACACCGCTGCAGCAAATATTGATACCAGACCAATAATTGAGTAATATGCAGCGACGACCGAAACGCCGATGGCTGTTGCGAGGGCAATGTAGTTAACCATTTTTAATTAAAGAAAACTTGTCCAATCTTTCATAAACTTCCTCCAAAGGGTGTCTCAAGAAAAAACCTATCGTCAATCTAGCATTAGGGTCTTTTTCTACTCCATGCATAACATGACCAACATCGATTAGTGCAGCTTCATACTGATATGGTTTATGTTCCATATGAATGGTTATTTCCGTATCTAAAAGATTTATATTAATTTTAACTCCGAATTCTTTTTTTACCTGATCATCTAAGTGGTGTTCCACTTTCTGATTAGGAAACAAATAAGAAAACCTAGGAGCATTATTTAGGCCATATATGTTTAAATCTTGTTCCAAGGGTTTCACTATTTTCTTTAGTTTGTCGTCATTAAACATCATCAAATGAAACCAGTATAAACTTTTTCTCGATGCACAAGTATAATGCCATTTTCCATAGTCTAAGTTTTCATAAAAAATATTTCTCCAATATTCTTTGTCGATTTCATAATCTATATGCCATAAACTCATGAAAAGAAGTCCTCCAGTGTACTTTGTTTCTCTGTCTTCCAACCAATCTTCTCACAAATGATGTTGATTGGACTCAGATAAGCCTTATCAAATTGTTCATCATAATCAACATAATCATGAAGACCGAGTTCGTTTGGTAATACAGCAGGAAAGGCAATCACATTTTCACCAATTGGATTAGGTACTTTAAGATAGGTAAACTTTATCTTATCTTTATCGCGAATAGGTTCAGAACCTTTCTTTCTATATTTGTTATATAGTATCGCACCACGAACCGCAATTGGTGTACCCTTATCGTAAGAATCACCAACAGTATACTTAGTCACTTCGCTGACACCACGAGGAAAAGCCACATCTTCTGCGGGTAGTGTACGAAATTGTTCGCGATTCTCTTTTACATACTCTTGTAGTGTTACCTCATCTTGATTCATAATAATATCAAGCGAGTCTTCAATCATCTTACGACATACTTGTGGTGTTGATGAACGCACAGATTCAATACCAGTAATCTTCATCTTTGGTTTTGCATATTGAACACCTTCGTTATTGATTACGTTGGCGATATACTTTTTCTTACCTGTGAAGATAACTTTACTTGCAATGACTTCTCGTTTCATCACCATCTTCTGGTCATAGGCCGAGAGGTACTTCGCAAGTTTATCGAAGCATTTCTCAAGCACAGGTTCAATTGCTTCTGTAGCCATCTTATCAATAAACTGAGTACATTTCTCGTCGTCGGCATCACCAACAAACTTATTCACAAAATCATCCAGACAAACATAGATAGAATCTGTATCAATTGCAATGATTCGATCTTTATCATCTTTCATAACCTTTTGTAGATACTCGTTCACATGCTTCTCAGCCCACTGAATCGTCAACTGACCAGACAGTGTGATTGCTTCAGCCGTGTTGTTATGAAAGAATTGAAAGTATTCATTGGCCATCGCACCGTAGAGTGAGTTCATAAGAATCTTGATACCCATTTGTTCATTATTCAGATGAACCTTTTTCTGTTCAAGTTTCGGAGTAGAACCATTGTCTTCTATTTCTTGTTGAACACGCAACATTTCTTTCTTAATTTCAGATCGTTCAGCATACTCCTTCTCAATGATAAAGGGAAACAAACCCTTTCGTGTTGTTTTAAAAGTTTGACCACCAGGTGTAACACAATGGTCTGTTGGTGCATTGACTTCTTTACCATTTAACAACTGTTCTACAGTATGACCACCTAACATAGAACCAATCGTTTCTGGTGACATATTATATTGCATAATCAAATGCGGATATAGGCTGTTCAAGTCAAACGACGCAACCCATTTGTGAGCACCAACATGTGGTTCTTTTACATAACCACCCTTGATTTGACCAATAGATTTACCTCTACTCATCGCAGGCATTACAATGTTATTACGATACATTACATTGTAGATGTAGGTTTCCCACAGCTTTGTAGTACCCATTGGTGCAGTCAGAACCGCATTTGATTTATAGGCCAGAGTAAGTGCCAAACCAAGCATGTTAGTCTGTTTATCAATTCTTTCTACAAGCAAGGTGTCTCTTACATTGTAGTCAATAAACTTCTGGTGATTCTGTATGTAAAGTTCAGCCAGTGTACCATATTCAGAATAGTCCAGTTTCTTTTCACCAAGTGTTACATTGGCAATGTTATCA